GGCGGCGGTGCTTGCAGCTTGTACGGGTATGACGCAGAGCATGTCCCCACATCGAGACTGATCGGAAATGGTCAGAGTGGCAGTCAGCACTATGAAGGGATAATCGTAACGATTCCGGACGGCACTGCTTTCGTTCGCGCCGGGTACTATAATGCTGGAGCGAAAGAATACTGGGCGTTGAAGACAAATCAGGATGGGTGGAAATACTATCAGGAAAAAACAGCGATCCCGTCCAACGCAGTAAAGGTTTATACTGACGGCTCTGCCGTTGGAGATATGCGGAGTGGCTATGCGTCCGGGGATCAAATGGTAGACTCAACAAACACCTACAGATTCGCGGCGAACGAGGCGGTTATGCTGCCTTTTGCACATTACTCAAAACTGCTGGTGAAATTCAAAGACAGCAACTTCATGGCCCAGTTACGTCTTGGGGACTGGGTTTATCACATGGATTTGGTCGAGTCGCCAAAACAGTGGTTTTACGACGGCGACATCATTGATATTCGCGGATTTGTCGGCGATTACGCAAAAGCGCCAAATTACTATGTCTACAGCTGTGGATTGCCAAAAAGTCAGGCGACGCCGGGAACAACAAACTCAACGGCTCTTGCTATGACATCAGCACTTATCGAGAGCGCCGGGTTTGAGCTATACGCGCTGCTGGACGATATTGCTGCGAAAGACGCAAACAACGTCGGGCAGATTGCGAATGCGATTGTTTCTGACATCAGATACGGCAACGAGACATATGTGCATAAGATCAACGATCAGGACATCGTGATTTTCCATGCCAGCGACGCGCACGGAGACGATAGACGTGTTCGGCGAATGTTTGATATTGCTGATATTCACGGCGCGGATGTTGCGGCGGTTACGGGAGACATTGTCTCAGAGGGCTTCTATTCCGGCATGGGGTGGTTCCATGAGATTGTAAACGAGCATGATGTAGTGCCTGCTATCACAATGGGCAATCATGAGGTGGCATATGCCACCAGCATGGATGACGACGCTATTTATGCCGCGTTTTACGCGCCGATAGCAACCAGACTTGGATCGAGTGGGAAGACATATTACTATAGAGATTTTCCAAAGAAAAAGCTACGGCTTATTTCGATTAATCTCTATCAGTATGGCGGTACGGATCGTGCCAGAACGCATTTTGGCACAGACCAAATCGCGTGGTTGATTTCTACGCTGTCCGGGACACCGAGCGGCTATGGAATCATCATCATTGAACATGCGTGTCAGCGTCCGATCCGATGGGAAAACCCGGAAGACAAGACGTTTTTCACGCCAATGAAGCACAGGATTGCACAAACCAATGGAACAATTAATCCCGTCACATATAACGGCGGCATCGGAGCGCCTGTGTATGATTTGATCGACGCATTTATCGGTAGGACAACGATCAACAGGACGTACTCGCAGACTGGCGATGTAACCTCAATAACCGTATCGGCAGATTTTTCCAATATTGACGAAACCGTACAGTTTATTGGCTACATGAATGGGCATCTGCATGAGGACACCATTTGCGCGATTCCGGGGACATCTCACAAACAGATGGCACTTAATATTACCTGCTCAAATGCTGGCTATTGGGGCGCGTCGAATGAATTTGGCAACGACATTACAGACCTTGGGCGTTTGCCTTTTGGCCCGTCTCAGGATGCTTTTAACGTCTACAGCATCGACTTGCCGAAACGCAAAATTAAAGTTGTCAGGGTTGGCGCGGATCGCACTCTGTATGGCGAGGGCCGAAAATATATGGAGCTGGATTTCTGCGACTGGACGGCACATACCCCTACTATTGCCGATCACGGCACAGACAACGAAAATCCGAACGCGGTACACACTGATTATGTGCCAGCCACATATGGGAAAGCTGTCAAATGCAACGTCACGAGGCCGACAGACGGCTATTATGCGTTTGGGTTCGTTGAATACGATGCGAATTACAACAAGCTGAAGACCCACGGCTACGATTCCCAGCAGCGCTATCCTTATGGTGTTGTCGAAAACGCGAACACCGCATATATACGTTTCAATGTCGGTCAGTATTCGCTTTCGGGGTCTTATATAAACATGGACAGCAGTAGTTTTGCCAGTGGGCAGATAACAGTTGATGTCAGTGATCGTTAAGTGATTTAAGGGGACACTTTAAGTAATTCCCACGAATACCGGTAATACCGGAAAATGCAAAAGAAAAGAGGGGCATCAATAGCCCCTCTCGGATAACCACGGATCGAGCGCCTTACGAATGGCAAAGCTTTTCTCGCGCTCTTCCGCCTCACAATAGGCCGTCAACCTTGCGTAGAGATCAGGCGGGAGAGACATGGAGAATTTGACGTGCTTGTCAGGGTTAGGCGCACCGAGCCGAGGCCGTCCACGTTTGGTCTTTTCGTCCATGACGAATCACCTCGCTTTTATAGTAACACGGCTTGTCAATGACTTAAAGCGGGATGGCCCGGAAATGGCTGGAAGGCGCATAAACACTGGTGTTTTCGACACCTTAAATTTGGTTGGACACTTTAAGTCAACACGGGGCGGCACTCTGCCGCCCCGGATGGGAGAAGATTATGAGGATTATACTCCTAATTCTCTGTGTTGCCGTTATCGCGCTCATTTGGATGCTCTGTAAGGAAGTATGGAGGAGATCGACATGAAATTGTTGCTTGTGATCCTGTGCGTTTCCGTTGTCGCGCTCGATTGGGCGCTGTGCATGGCGAGTGGGAGGTGGCACCATGACCGAGACTGAGCTGCGGCAGCGCGTGTGCGACCAGGCGCGGGCCTGGCTCGGGCGCAATGAAATGGACGACAGTCACCGGGAGATCATCGACGTCTACAACCGGGGCCGCCCGCCCGGAAGCTACAAAATGAGCTACACCGACCCCTGGTGCGCAGCCTTCGTCTCCGCCGTCGGCATGGCCTGCGGCCTGGAGGGCGTGATCCTCCCGAGCGTCGGCTGCGACGACATGATCCAGAAATACCGCGCTGTCGGCCACTGGATCGAGGCGGACGACTACCCCGCACAGCCGGGCGACCTGATCTTTTATGACTGGCAGGACAGCGGAGCCGGGGACAATCAGGGCAGCAGCGACCACGTCGGCCTGGTGGTGGAGGCGGACGGGAACCTTTTCACTGTAATCGAAGGCAATTACTCCGACGCAGTCAAGCGCCGGTATGTCTACCGGGATGCCCAGAGCATCCGGGGCTTTGCCGCGCCGGACTACGCCTGGGAGGCCGCGCTGGAGCCCGCCGTGGAGCCGGGGACGGCCACGGTGTCCACTCCGGACACACCCGCCCCGGAGCTGGACGCCACCGTGCCGGACCCGGGCCGCCACGATGAGATCATTACCGGGCGTGAGCCGGACCCCGACACCTGCGAGGTGCTCCTCCCGATCCTGCGGGAGGGCGACGAGAGCGAGGCGGTGCGATCCGCCCAGCGGCTGCTGATCGCGCGGGGCTTCCCCTGCGGCGGAAGCTGGTCCGGGCGCTACCGGCGCGAGCTCCCCGACGGAGAATTCGGCCCCAAGACCCGGGCCTCGGTGGAGGCCTTCCAGGACCAGCAGGACCTCCCAGAGACGGGAGAGATCGACGGCGCGACCTGGATCGCGCTGATCACGACATAAGGAGGGAGCAAACAAATGAACGCTCCTGATAAAGCCACGGAAATCAAGGCGGGCGTGGCCGCCATCTTGGCATTTTTAACGGCCCTGTGGGGCTGGCTCGGCTGGGCTGTGCTGATCTGGGTTTTCTGCTTCCTGCTGGACTACCTCAGCGGGACCGCCGCGGCCCGGAAGAGCGGCGAGTGGTCCAGTCAGATCGCCCGGGAGGGCGTCTGGCACAAGCTGGGCGAGATCTTCGCCGTCCTGGTAGCGGCGCTGTGCGACATTGCCTTGAAGGTGATCGTCCAGGGCAGCGGCGTGGATCTGTCGGTCCTGGGTTTTGACCTCGGCCCCGTGGTGACGCCGGTGGTGCTGCTGTGGTACATCTTTACGGAGCTTGGCAGCATCGCGGAGAACGCCGAGAAGATGGGCGCGCCGGTGCCGAGTTGGATCAAAAAGGGCCTCAAGCAATACCGGGACAAGCTGGACAAGCACGAGGGCCAGGACAAAGAGGGCGACTAAAAAGTTCCCACGCGAGTTCCCACACGCTTTTTGCATTACATGGCATTAGATTACACATAACCGCCAACAATCGCGCCGGACTCAAAGCATAAAAAAGCCTTGAAATCACTGCATTTTCGTGATTTCAAGGCTTTTTGTTTGGAGCTGGTAATGTGACTCGAACACACGACCTGCTGATTACGAAGGCGTGCGTCGAAAAACTTGGAAATGTTGATAATTACTGCACTTTTTGCTCATCAACATTTCCAGTTCCCACTGGTTTTCCCACAGCTGGTGGTGAGAGCTTGGCACTGGCGGCGTTGATCAGGGCGCGGGCGTGGTCGGCGGCGGCGGTGCTGGCGTGGGTGTAGATGTTGGCCGTGGTGGCGATGTCCTTGTGGCCCATGAGGGTCTTGGCCACGTTGATCGGGACGCCCGCGATCTCCAAATCCGTGCAGTAGGTGTGGCGCAGATCGTAGAGATCCAGATCCTCGGCCAGGACGCTCTCGGTGATGATGAGAGAGTGGCGCCGGGCGCCGGGGAGCTTCACGCGCTCGGTCCTGGCCCCCAGCTCGACGTCCATGTATTTTTTGACCGTCTCCCAGCGGCGGCGGATCGCCGTCTCGCTGAGGGGCGTTTTTTTGTCCTTCTGGGTGAAGAGGTAGGGCGAGGCGTCTGCCGCGAGCTGCTTTTCCAGCCAGGGCACCAGGTCCTCCGGGATCGGGACATCCCGGACGCCCGCGGCAGTCTTGGGCGATTTCTCTCGGGAGCTGCCGGATTCCCGCGCAGAGCGGACGCGCAGCGTGCGTCCCTTGAGATCCACATCCGACTTCTTGAGCGTGGAGGTCTCGCCGGGGCGCAGGCCGCAGCGCAGCATGACCAGCAGCCAGCAGCCGCTGCGGTTGGGCTTGCCGTCAAACGTTGGATAGCTGGCCACGGCCAGCAGCGCGGCCCTCTCCGCGTCTGTGAGGCTCCTGTGGCCGCTTTCGGTGGTGTCCGGGAGCTGGAGCCCCTCCGCGGGGTCAAAGGGGATCAGGCGGCTCAAATAGGCCCTTTTGAAAAGCGCCTTGGTGACCATGCGGAGCTTCTCCAGGCTGGAGGCGCTCTCCCCGGTGTGGCGGTTGAGCAGCTTCTGCAGCTGCAGCTCCGTCACCTGGCGCAGCTTCAGCCTGCCGACGGCGGGGAGGATCTCCCGATCCAGGACGCCGCGGTACATGGCTTTGCTCTTGTCGGTGATCTTCCGGGGCTGGACGTACTCCTTATACCAGATGTCGGCCCAGTCCTTAACTGTTTTGCTGGAGTCCATGCGCCCGGCCTCAAGCTCCCGGATGCGGTTGAGCTTTTTCTCGATGGCCTCTTCCTCCGTGCTGCCGGACACCTCGTAGCGGATTCCGTCGTAAACAAAGGTCTTGCGGATGTATGTATATCCTTTTTTGGTCATAGTGCCCCCTGTATGGAGAACGCCCGCCGGGATGGCGGGCGTGTTTATTTTTAACTCTCAGCGGACGTCGTAAATAAGATCAAAGACCTTGTGGCCGTTGACGTAGGAGACCAGCAGGGTGGTCTGATCCGTCCCGGCGAAAACGTTGACCACCGTGGTGGCCGTGGGCTGCTCCTCGCGGTAGGCTTTAAGCGTGGAAACGGCCAGCTGGTCCAAGGTGAGCCAGAGACCGGAAAGCTCCGGGGACCCGGCTTTTTCCTTGAACATGTCGATCATCAAATCTGAGATTCCCTCCATGTAGTAATTGGCGACCAGATAGCCGTCCATAACGATGTACATGGAGGTCGTGACCCCTTGCTCGGAGCGCGTGGTGTGCTCCGGCTCGGCGTCCACGTCGGCCGCGAGGGCCGGGGCCGAAAGGGAAAGCAGCAGCGCTAAAGTAATGAGGATTGTAATGACTTTTTTCATGGGTACCCCCTCACGGATTGCAGTTTTTACAGGGGACAAAGCCCCGGGCTATGACCTCCTCCCGGCTGCCGGTGAAGTCCTCGCGATTTTTCGGTTTGATCTGCTCCACGCTGGAGCAGTCGGGATAGTGGAAATTTTTTCGTGTTCAAATTCAACACATAGTCTGGCACGGGGGAAGATCCTTCGACTTCGGCTGCGCCTTCGCTCAGGATGACAGCGGGAGACGGCACGGCGGACGGGGCCCCGATGCTGCAGCCGGTGACAAGGGTGGCCAGCGCGGTGAGGAGCGCGATAAAGACGGATAAATCCTTGAGTGTCATTTTTATTATAACCCCGGGAAGCGGATCACGACACACTCTCTTGCACTTTTGCCCAAGGCTCCAGCGCGAGGGCAACCATGGCGCGGGCGCGCTCGTCCGCCCGGCGGAAGGCGGCGAGGAGCTGCCACTCCTCCGGGGCGATGGCGGGACTGGGCATATCGGAGCGGCCGAGGAGATAATCCGCGGTGACGCCGAAAATGTCGCAGAGATCACAGATGGTCTCCACGTCGGGGCTTCTTAACCCGGTTTCGTAATTCCCGATTGTCTGCCGTCCGGTGTGCAGCCGCTGCGCAAGATCCTCCTGTCGCCAGCCGTTTTTCAGGCGCAACTCCTTGATGCGGTTCATTTCGCATCCCCCCCTGTCCGTTCTGTGAAAATTATACAATACAAAAAGTCAAATTTCAGCAAATGCAACGAATTGAAGCTTTCACTTGTAAATTATCTTGACAAAGCCACATAACGAGGCTTATTATTAAGCCGCGCCACGAAATGAAGCATTTTCCACAGCGTCAACAGAGTTTTGCACAGCCTAGTTTAGCCACTGCGGCGCGGGAGCGCCAGCAAGCGGCACTGTCGGAGGCGCCGGGCGCGGGAAAGCACTACTTCAGACGGAGGAACAAAATTGAGACAGATGCCGAAGAAGCTTGAAGGACTCCAGCCCCGGCGGATCGCCGCGGGGATGACGCAGCAGCAGCTGGCCGACGCCCTGGGCGTGGACCGGGCGACGCTGGGCATGTGGGAGATCGGGAAGAGCTGGCCCATCGCCAGGATGCTGCCGCTGATCGCCGACGTGCTGCTGTGCAGCATCGACGAGCTCTACACGGCACCGGGGGAGGGAGACCGATGAAAAGCACACTGGACGTTTTCGAGGGCATGATGCTGTTCTTTCTCCGGGAGAGCAAGGCGGCGCTCACGCGGGAGGCGCTGGACGAGCTGCTGGAGGCCTGGTACGAGCTGCGGCGCGCCGCGGAGGTGGAGACCGGGGAGGAACCGCGGGCCGCCGAGGACCCGCAGGGCCCGCAGGACGCCGTCCCCTACGAGGGGAACGGCGGGAGGAGCAAGCTCCTCCCCTACGAGGGGGCGGAGGAAGATCCTTCGACTGCGCCGCGGGGCGGCTCCGCTCAGGATAACAGCGGGCCGGAGATCCCGGAGGGCTTTGAGGCCGTGCAGCCGGTGAAGGGCTTCACCGGCACCGGGGCGAAGCTCAAGCGGGAGACGCTGGAGAAGCTGGAGAGCCGACGCAAGGGCGGCATGAGCCTGGAGGCGCTGAGCCTCAAGACCAATGTGCCGACCGACACGCTGGTGCGGATGCTCAACCGGGAGAAGGTGGAGTTTTCCGCCTGGGAGAAGGTCAGCAAGGCGTTGAGAAAGGAGACAGAGAATGGCGATTGAGCTAAAAATCAGCGGCAAGTGTCAGGGCTGCCCGGCGGCGGAGCCTGTGCTTGAGAGATTCTACGCCGGAAGCAACACGGAGCTGGTGGCGAGATGTAAAAACCTCCAGCTTTGCCAGCACCTGGAGAAACATCTGATGCAGTACATCGACGAGCATCCCTACACCGGACCGGAGCTGAAGGATCTCGACATTTGACGGCGGGTGACCGCAAGGGAAGATTCCCCCGGCGGGGGAAATGTCTGCGGAGCAGACAAAAGGGGGGCGGACGCCCCTACGAGATGGCAGCGGCGCGCCGGTTGCGCTTGGCGGACTCATTACCCGCAGGTGGCGTTTGGGCATGAACGCCGCAGAGGTTCGACTCCTCACGCTGCCGCCACCGCCTTCGGGCGGGCACAATTTAACAGGCCGGGCGGACAGAAAAAGCCACCCGCCCGGCCATCCCCCTCCGGGATACGGGGGAAGATCCGCGGGACGTCCGGGAGGCCGTCCCCTACGAATGGCAAGGGAGGAAACGATGTATAAAGTACGAAAGACCAGATACCAACGCCACACCGACGCGGTAAAAGCGGCCAGAGAAAAGAGCCGCATCATTCCGGTATACCTCCGCGCTCCGGCTGGAGGCGCGTGGTACTGGCGGGGCCGGTATTGCGGGCGGCACTTATGGGAGCTGCTCTGAAACGCGGGGGACGGATTGCCACGTCGCTGCGCTCCTCGCAATGACAAGTGAATAAATCGTCTATGAAAAGGCGCCGGGGTTTTTCCTCCTTGCAGTAATCGTATTTGGCGTGTTTCTTTCCACTTTTCTCCTACCCATACAAACCCCTTTTTCCACGCCCCCGGCGTCTTTTCATGGACGGTGCGCAACGTTCAGACCCTTTCAGAGAGAGAAAGAGAGAAGGGAGGGGTGAACCTTGATCTGGAAGCTGGTTTATTCTGTCAACATGCTCCGGATCCTTGCCAACGACACCGGCGAGGAGGAATGAGACCCATGGGAAACATCTACGAGATCGCCCGTCAGACCGCGGGCGTCACACAGGGGCGCTGGGCCGAGATGCTGGGCGTGTCGGAGAGCGCCGTGCGGCAGTACGAGGCCGGGAAGATCACCCCGGCCGACGACATCGTGCTGAGCATGTGCGATCTGAGCGGCCTGCAGATCCTCGGGACCTGGCACCTGCGGCACAAGAGCGCCGTGGCGGCGGAGGTACTGCCGCCGGTCGAGCGGCTGCCGCTGGCCCAGGCCGTGGTGCAGCTGCTGGCGGCAATCCGGGATTTCGAGGCCGAGCACCACGCGGACGCGCTGCTGCACATCGCAGCGGACGGGCGCGTGGAGCCGGAGGAAGAGGCACAGTTCAAGACCATTGTGCGGGATCTGCAGCCGCTGATCGCGGCGGCGATGCAGATCGACTTTGCGGAAAGAGGTTGACCCTCATGGCAACGAAAAAGGAAATTGTGAACGACATCCGCGGCCAGTGCGGGAACCTGATCACCACCAAGGCCGTGGGGAAGTATCTGGGCCTGTGCCCGAAGACCACGCGGGAGTTCATGGCGGGCGTGCCCTGCTATGAGGTGGGCCGGAAAAAGTGCTACCTGGCCATCGACCTGGCCAACCGCATCTGCAGCAGCGAGGCGTGACATGGCAGACGACAAACTCCCGGCCCAGCCGGGCTATTGGGCAATACTTCCCGCGGGGATCCGGTATGACGACCGGATCCCCGCAAACGCCAAGCTGCTCTACGCGGAGATCTCCAGCCTCACGACTCAGGCGGGCTACTGCTACGCCGACAACGCCTATTTTGCCGCGCTCTACCAAATCACAGAGCGCAGCGTGCGGCGGCTGCTTACGGCGCTGGAGGAGCAGGGCTACATCCGCATCGAGGAGGAGCGAGGCAACCACAACGCCCTCGAAGCGCGGCGGATCTACGCCGGGATTAACCCGCTGCACGGCGCCGAGCCTTTGGACAAAAAAGTCCGGCCTTTGGACAAAAAAGTCCAAAGGCACATTATAGAAAATAATCAAGAAATATTAACACGTGTTTGCTCAAGTCGCAAACACGCCCCCCGGGAGGCCCCGGACTGGAAACCGGAGCGCTTCGAGGCCTTCTGGCGCTATTACTCCCGGATCCCCGGCGAGGAAGGACGGCGGCGCAACGAAAACAAACAGTCTGCCATGGACGCCTGGGACCGGCTCCAGCCAGACGACGCTCTGATCGAGACCATCGCCCGCGCGCTGCTGCGCCAGCGCAGCACCCCGGAATGGAAGCGGGGCGTGGGGATCCCGATGGCGGCCACCTACCTCAACGGGGCGCGGTGGCGGGACGCGGAGGAGCTCCCGGCGCCGGGGGATCCCCCCCAGGCGGCTGAGCCCGAAGAGAGGGGTGTGAACATCCGATGGATCTGAACTTCCCCCAGGCAGAGGCCGCGGTGCTCGGCGCGATCCTGATCGACCCGGACAAGGTGCTGCCCCGGCTGGTGGAGGATCTCCGCCCGGAGGACTTTTTCGACCCGACGCTGCGGCACCTGTTCTCCGCGGCGCGGGATCTCTATCTCAGCAAAAAGCCGGTGGACCCGGTGACCATCGGGGCCGCGGCGGGCGCCTCCGACGCCTACGGAGCGGTTGCGGCGCAGCTGATGGCCACCACGCCATCGGCGGCAAACGTCAACGAGTACGCCGCCATCGTGCGCGACCGGGCTCGGCTGCGGGATCTGCAGGCGGCGGGGCTGGAGCTGAGCCAGTGCCGCACGCTGGACGAGGCCCGGGCCGCGATCAGCCGCGCGGCGGATCTGAGCGCGGACACGCGCAAGGCCGAAAGCCGTCTGTGGCGCGATGTGGCGATGGCGTTTGTTGAGAGTCTCAGCAAAGAGCCGGACGAGTACCTGGATCTCGGCATCGACAAGCTCACGGAGACGGCGCGGATCCAGGCCGGACAGTTTGTGGTCCTTGGTGCCTATAACAGCGTTGGCAAGACCGCGCTGGCGCTGCAGATGGCTTTTGCGATTGCCAAGAGCGGCAAGCGCGTAGGCTTTTTCTCCCTGGAAACGCTGGATCTTCTGCTGGCGCGGCGCATCTTCGCCCAGCAGACCGGGACGCGGCTCAAGAGCTTCCAGGCGCACACTCTCCAGGACGATGAGCTGCGCCGGTCGGCCGATCTGATCGACCGGAGCTGGGACTATTACCTCGAGTTTTTCCCTGCCGCGGGCTACACGGCGGCGGACATCCGGGCGCGAACGCTCTCACACCGGCTGGACATCGCGTTCGTGGATTACGTGCAGCTGATGGCGTCGGAGGGCGAGAGCCCCGCGCTGCAGGTGCGCGCCAGCTCCATGGGCCTGCACACGATGGCCCAGCAGCTGGGCGTGACGGTTTTTGCGCTCAGTCAGGTCACGCTCCCGCCGAGGGACCAGCGGGGCCGACGGCCTCCGCTGCGGAAGGAAAACCTGCGCGAGAGCCAGCAGCTGGCCAACGACGCGGACGTGGTTTTCCTGCTGGATCTGAGCGACCCTGACGACTACGAGTCGAACCGCGTCCTGATGATGGACAAAAACAAGGACGTGGGCCAGGCGCGGATGCTGCTGCGCTTCGACGGCCCGCGGGTGACCTTCGCCTACCAGCCGCCCCTCAGCGATGGCGGGGATGAGCGCGTCGCCGCCATGGACCGCAACCGCGAGGAGCGCAAGCGCAAGCGGGCGGCGCAGCAGGCCGAAGCGGAGGCCGAGGAGGGCGCCTTCGAGGAGCTGGAAGGCAGAGGGGAGGACCTACCGTTTTGAGCACAAAACCGAAACCATTTGCGGACGGCTGCCCGTTCCACCCGCGGGGCGTGGTGTGCCGGGACAAGCCGCGGGAGTGCGCCAGCTGCGGCTGGTTCCCCGCCGAGGCCAAACGGCGGCACCTGGAGCGGCTCGCAGCGGGGGAGGACCGCGGGGCGTCGAGGATGCCCCCTACAGAAACACCGAGAGAGAAAGAGAGGTGAGACCATGATCGACCCCATCCAGATCGGCGACGGGATCTTTGACCGCGCCGAGATCGTCGGCCTGCTGCGGCAGGAGGGCACGCTGATCCTGTTCCTGCGCGGCGGCAAGGCCGTGACCATCCACGACACGCTCAGCCGGGAAGAAATTGAGGAAATCTGCAAAAAAGTCTGAAAGAAAGAGAGAGAAAGACGATGACAAGAAAACGATTCAAAAAGCTGCTGATGTCACGGGGTTACGAGCGCCGGAGTGCGGAAGTGATCGCGTTTCTCGAGTGGCTGCTGTGCGGGAACTACGCCAGGAGCTGGGCGACCTATCTGCGGGACGTCGGGGACCCGCAGGGCCCGCAGGACGCCGCCCCCTACGAGGAAACGGAGGCGCGGGAATGAAGACCATCGCTGTCTGCAACCTCAAGGGCGGGGTGGCCAAGACCACCACCGCCGTGAACCTGGCCGCGGATCTGGCCCGGTACCACGACAAGCGCGTGCTGCTGATCGACGCTGACAGCCAGGCCAACGCCACCAGCTTTCTCGGCGGTGACCGGGATCTGATCGGCATGGCCTCGCTCCTCCGAGGCGAGATCTGCGCCGGGACACCGCTGGAGCTGCAGCGGACCAACGTGGAGGGCGTGCGGCTGGTCTCCGGCAGCGCGGACCTGATGGATCTCGACCTCACCAAGGCCGGGGAAGCGCTGGTGGACGTGCAGTGCCTGCGGACGCTGCGCGGCTATCTGGAGGAGGTCGAGGCGGATCCGGCGGAGCTGACGGCCGTGCTCGGCGGCGAGCCCTTCGACTTCTGCCTGATCGACTGCCCGCCCGCCTTCAACGCGGCCTCCGCCGCGGCGCTGCTGGCGGCGGACGAGGTGCTGATCCCCGTGAAAATCGACGCCTTCGCCCTGGAAGGCATGGCAAACCTGATGCAGCAGATCGCCAACATGCGGAAAATCAACCCCCGTCTGCGGGTGGCCGGTTTACTGCCGGTGATGTGGTACAAAAGCGCGGAGATCTCTCGCGCGGAGATCGCGCTGCGGGAGTGCGGCCTGCCGGTGCTGCCGAGGATCCGGCGCTCCAACCGCGTGGACGACATGACCTTTGCGCAGCAGCCGCTGTGCGTGTGCTCGCCCAAGTCCGGCGCGGCGCAGGATTACCGGCGGCTCGCGAAGCGGATCGCGGCAGAGAAGGGAGGCGACGGGGATGGCGTTTGATCTGGCGGCGGTTTTGAAAGACGTGTCGAATTTGAACACGCGGGATCAGATCGAGTATCTGCCCTTTGAGCTGCTCGACCCGGATCCGGAAAACTTTTACTCCCTCGAGGGCCTGAACGAACTGGCCGACAGCATCGCCACCGTGGGACTGGTCCATCCGCTGCGGGTGCGCCCCAGCGGGGACCGCTACACCGTCACCTCCGGGCACCGACGCCGCGCGGCGATCCAGCTGCTGATCGACAGCGGCGAGGACTGGAGCGCGGGCGTGCCTTGCATCGTGGATCACGGCGAGGCGCTGCCGGAATTTACCGAGCTCAAAATGATTTTTGCCAATTCCCAGCGGACCAAGAGCGCCGCCGAGCTCAGCCGCGAGGCCGAGAAAACCGAGGCGCTGCTGGCGAGCCTCAAGGAAAAGGGCTACGAGTTCCCCGGGCGGATGCAGGAGCATGTCGCCCAGGCGCTGAACGTCAAGACCGGGAAGCTCAAGCGGCTGCACGCGATCCGCGCAAACCTCGTGCCGGAGCTGCTGGCGTTTTTCGACAGCGGGGAGATGGTGGAGGACGTGGCCTATCGGCTCTCCCGGTTCCCGGCGGAGATCCAGACGGCGCTGGGGGAAAAGCTCGGCGACGGCCGGAAACACAAAATGCCCGTGGGCAGCAGCGTGGACCACGTCTGGGAAGCGCTGGAGGAACTGCGCAAGCCCTTCCCGTGCCGCGCCCACGCCGGTGGCCCGGACTGCCACAACCTGACGGGCAAGATCGTGCGCAGCCTCACGCAGCAGTATTCCTGGGCCGCCTGCGAGGCCGGGAAGTGCTGCATGGACTGCTACAAGTCCAAAGAGGGCTGCGGCGGCGCCTGCCGCGAGGCCCGGGACCGCGCCAATGTGGAGAAGGCCGCGGAAAAGGAAAAACAGGACGAAAAACGGGCCGCCGACGAGCGCGCTCAGGAAATGCTCAAGGCCCGGATCAAAAAACGCGCAGCGGTGCTGCTGCCCTACGCCGAGGCCGTGGGGCTGAAGGACGGGGAGAAGATCTCCGGCGATTACCGCAGCGCCACCGTCTCGCAGCTGCGCAAGTGGGCCGTGGGCGATTTCGGCCAGGAGCACTTCTACGGGGACGAGTGCGTGAAGCCCGCCTGGACCAAAGACGCCGCGGGCATGGCCAAAAAGCTCGGCTGCTCTCTGGAGCTGGCCATGGACCTGCCGGAGAGAAAACAGGGCGGGGAGGATAAAAAGCGGGGCGTCGGGGACGCCGCCCCCTACGACGGGGACCCGCAAGACGGCGCGCCGAGGTGGCGGACCGGGGAACCGCCGGAGGAGGGATGGTACGCGGTCAAGATCCGGTTCTTCAAAACCGAGATGGCCCAGCCGCGCGTCTACTGGTACGACGGGAAGGGCTGGCTCCGGGACCGGGAGCGCTGCCTGCCCATCGACCGGGATTTCACCGTCACGCGCTGGATCCCCCTCCCGGAAACGGAGGAATAGCTTATGCCGCTGCTCGACAAAAAGCTCTACCTCTCCGATCTGGAGGAGCGCCTGAACGATTTCGTCCCCGCAAACACCGTGCGCCGGATCCTCGAGCAGGCCGCGGACGCGCTGGAGACCTACGAGGTCTCCACGCAGCGGCCCGACGGCTCCGGCCACGACGACAGCCTGGATCTCATCAAGCTCTTTTTGGACGCCAAGGCCATCGAGGGGCGCAGCGAGAAGACCATCGCCCATTACCGCTATGTGCTGCAGCGGCTGCACGACCAGGTGGGCGTGCCCTTCTCCAAGCTCACCGTGCACCACCTGCGCGCCTACTTCATGGCGGAGAAGGAGCGCGGGATCTCCCTCAAGACCCTGGAGGGCAACCGCTTCGTTTTCACCTCCTTTTTCGGCTGGGCCTGGAAGGAAGAACTGCTGCCCAAAAATCCCACGGTCAACCTGGTGGCTATCAAGCAGCAGAAGGTTATCCGCAAGCCATACAGCTCCGTGGAGATCGAGCGGCTCAAGCAGGCCGCCGAGAGCTGCCGCGACCGGGCTGTGATCGCCTTCCTGCTCTCCACCGGCTGCCGGATCTCCGAGGTCTGCGCCCTGGACGTGCTGGACATCGACTTCCACCGGCGCCGCGTCAAGGTGCTGGGCAAGGGCAACAAGGAGCGCGTGGTCTACATCGACGACGTGACCGCGCTCTACCTCAACCAGTACCTGCGCGCGCGCTGCGACGCCGAGCCCGCGCTGTTCCTCGGCAAGGGCAGCAGCCGCATGACGCCCGGCGGGATCCGCGCCATGCTCAAGCGGCTGGAACGGCGCTCCGGCGTGGAGAATGTGCACCCCCACCGATTCCGCCGGACGCTGGCCACCAACCTCATCAACCACGGCATGCCCATCCAGGAGGTGGCGGCGATCCTCGGACACGACAAAATCGACACCACGATGACCTACGTCTACATCGACCAGTCCAACGTGGAACACGCCTACCGGAGGTACGCGTGAGATGGGAGTGCTGATCGAATTTGACCAAATCAAGAGCCGCGCGGCGGGCGGCATGAGCCATGACGCAACGCACTGCGCTGATTACCGGCGCAGCCGCTGCCCCAAGCGCTGCCCCAAGGCGCGGCTCACCCGGGACTTGCTGGAGCGCAAGGCCCGCGGGGAGCGGTTCGGCCCGGTGAGCTTCGCGCATCTGCGCGGCACCGGGGAGTGCTGGGAGAAAAGGGAGGACCCGGATGATTAAACTTACCAACGCGGAGAAGGTAAGCCGGTACGATGCGCTGCAGAGCGCCATCCGGCACACGCTTGACAGCTACCGAAGGCGGCAGGCGGAATCGGAAAAACGGTTTGAAGAAGCCCGGGAGCTGGGCGTGATCGGCGCTTACTCCAAAGGACAGGCCGACGCCATGTGCTTCTTCATCTCGGATCTGGAGAGGTGGGCAGATTGAGCAAACTGTTGAAGATTGACAGAGAGGCAATGTCCACGATCGAGAAGTGTCTTCTGGCACGGAATTATCCGGAGGAAATCAGCGACAGGCAGGCCGAGATGATGCTCCACGCGCTTGGGGCCGACGACCAGCCGTACAGAACGCGCAACTCGCTGCGATACTACCACGCCTGCCGGAATCATTACGACGCCGGTGGCTCGGACGTTGCCGCCTGGGACGATCTCGTTGGAAAAGGCTACGCGGAGAAACGCCGGTTTTACCATGTCACGGTCAGAGGCATCCGGGTGCTGGAGTTCCTTACGCGGTGCCGCATCTGGGACGACCGTCACAACACGGCGGACTGCCGGAACGCCGTGCTGGTTGAGCTTATGAAAGACGCCGTGAGTTGCGGCTACGGCTGCTGGCTCCCCACTTCGAGCCGGGAAATTTCGCTGAGGCTTGCCATTCCGCAAAACCTTGCGCTCGATACGCTGAAGCGGCTGGCGGACGAAGGGCTGGCGATCAAAGATTATTACGGCGAAATGGACGACGAAGGGTACGTCCACTGCAAACACGGCTGGAGCCTGACGCTGGCAGCACAGGAAAAGTACCCGGAAAAATTTGAGGAACTCAAACAGGCCGAGTACAGGAAAATCAACGACAGCCTGAAGGAGGAACCCACATGACGCCAACAAAAACCATTGTGGACGCGCTGCGGTGTTGCAGCCGTTATGAGTGCTCGTT